GGCCGTCGGGCAGGTACGGCCGTCCATCGGGCCAGCCGCCGAAGTCGACCGGCCCGGCGTAGGGGACGGTCTTGCGGCCCACCCGGATCGCGGCGCCCGATTTCGTGGCTGACACCCTGACGTCGCCGGCGAGGCGGCCAGAGCGGTGCGGCAGGTCAGCGCGCACACGCTGGGCGACGGGCTCAGCGGCGCGTAGACCGGCCTGCTTCATCACCGCCAGGAGCTCGCCGGCGTGGGGGTCGGAGGCTTTCGCCAAATCTTTGGCAAGCGCTTTGAGCCCGAGCACCTGGACGACAGACCCGGCCATCAAGCCTTACCCGCCGCCCACGCCGAGCCGGTCCAGTGGGCAGCGAGCAGGTCGGCGGTGATGACGTACTGCCCGACCGCCCACGCCGCGCTGGGGGTGGCGGCGATGCCGGTGAGGGCGGCCAGGTTGGCCGGCACCGTCGCCCCTGACGGGGTGTAGAAGCCGGGCGATCCGGCGGTGGCCCCGGTGGCGGCCACGGCTCCGGTGTCGACTGTCGGGAACGCGGTGAGGTTCCAGTCGATCTGCACCTGGGAGCCGGCGCCGGCGTCGCCCATCAACAGCTCGAACGGCTGGGGGATGACGTAGCCGGAGATGATCGGGTTGGTCGCTGACGCCACTTTCGAGGAGTAGGGGCGGGCCTTGAAGTTGGCCGGGGTGCCCGACGCCACGTAGGCGTTGTAGGCGGCGTTGAGGGTGGCGTACACGGCGCCGGTATCGAAGCTCTGATGGAACGTCACCCGCAGATGCCACTTCGTCACGCCGGGGTAGTCGGTCTCGTTGCAGAAGCTGGTGATCGTCACCAGCTTGTTCTCGGGCGCTACCTCGAGGTGGGCGACCAGGCAGCGCAGGTTGACGCCGGTCAGCTCGAAGTAGGCGTCGTTGAGGATCAGCGGGTTGGCGACCGGTGGGGTCGGGTCGCCCGCCGCGGTCAGCCCAACCTGGGGCGGGCCTCCGTTGCCGTTGCCGTTGGCGAGCTCGTCGGGGTCGGCGGTTTTGGTTGGGCTCATCGGGTTCCTTTCACATCTGGATGGTGTAGGTCACTTCGGCGGAGAGCAGGTCGACGCCGGCGACGTTGATCTGCCGCCAGTTGCGCTCCATGGACGGGTAGGCGATCTGCACGGCCCCGCCCAGGCTGGGGTCGAGCTCGGCGTCACGCACGACGGCGATGAGCTCGGCGACGGTGTCCTCGCCGTCGACGGGCCCGACGCACAGCACCGGCAAGGTCACTTCGTCGATGCCGAACGCCGCCGCCGAGAACCGCACCTCGATCGGCCAAGCGACGACCAGCGCGGGCGGGTTGAGCGAGGGGGGCGGCCGGTCGAACACGGTGACCGCCAGCTGCTGGGCGGCGACGACGTCGGTGAGCGCGGCGGCCAGGGCTTTGGCGGCGGGGTCGCGGTCCCAGCTCACCCGAACACCACCGGCCCGACCGACCCGTAGAGGCCGTCGACGTCGGCGTCGGTGCGTCCGACCCGTACCACCCCCAGGTCTCCGAAGCCCAAGGTGCCGTCGATCGAGTCCCGCCGGCGGTACAGCCGGGCGGCGTGCAGCAGGCAGGCTTCGTGCGCCCGGTCGGGTACGTCGGTGGCGTCGGGCGGGTAGGTCGGCAGCCAGGCTTGGGTGCCGTCTTGGAACGTCCACCAGCTGTTGCCCATCCGGCCCACGCCGTAGTCGACGGCGGCCGACAGGGCGGTCTGGATGATCCCGTCCTCGGTCGGGTCGGGTTGGAGGCGCAGCAGGCTGCGGACCTCTTTGAGCGTGGGCCAGGCGGTCATACGTAGGTGTAGCCGGTGGGCAGGTTGACGTTGCCTCTCGGGTTGAGGATCACCACGGCGACGGCGCCGGCGGCGTGCGCCGGGGTTATGCAGGTGAGCAGGGCGTCGCTGTTGACGATGAAGCCGGTAGCGGCGACGCCGCCGAAGGTCACGCCGGTGGAGCCGATCAGGCCCTCGCCGATCACCTGGACGCCGGTGCCGCCGGCGGCGGTCCCAGACGTCGGGTTGAGCCGCTCGACCGTGGGGGCGGCCGCCAGGCCGCCCCACTGGTCCTTGCGGACATACAGCCGCTGGGTCGGGCCGGCGCCCTGGGGGTACTGGTCGAGTTTCCACGACCCTGGCAGAGCCAGGGCCGCGGCAACGTCGGTGGCAGGGGCGTTGGAGGTGGCGATCCCCCACGACCCCGCCGGCTTGATGGTCCAGCCCATCGGCTAGCTCTTCGCCGCCCGGCCTGCGGGCTTCTCGGGCTCGGCCTCCTCGGTCGGGGCGCCGGGGATGATGAGCTCCTCCAGGGTCGGCATGCCGGCCGGCATGGTGAGGGGGATGAACGCCGGGGCGTGCAACGCCCCCCAGGCCACGTACCCGCCGTAGGCGACCTGCACGCCCAGGATCGACGGCTCGATCACGCTCAGCAGCCCGATGACCTCCTCGTACACCTCGAACAGGGCGGAGGGGCCGACGATGCAGGTGCCGGCGGCGAAGGTCGGTACCACGACGCGGGGCACGCCGAGCATGTCACCTCTGAAGTTGGCCAGCGAGCTCGCGCCGATGTCCATGCTGTCCAGCGGGGTGTCGACCGCTCCCACCGAGGAGTCGGGCGGCAACACCACTCTGGCCACGTCGACCAGCGAGCCGAGCGCGGCCCACACGTCGAGGCTGCACCAGATCCGGTCGGGCATGAGGAACCCCGCCCCGTAGGAGTGCATGGCCGCGGTGTAAAGCGCCAGCGTCCAGCCCTTCAGGTCGTTGGTGGCCACCACGACGGGGGTGGCCGTCGCGGCGGCCTTGAACGCCCCCGAGGCGCCGGTCTCGGTCTGCACCGCGTAGACCTGGGCCAGGTCCCGCACCAGGATGTCCCACGCCGAGGGGTCGGTCCAGTCGATGTCTTGGCGGGAGATGTCGACGGTCCCGCCGTAGGTGGCCTTGGCGAAGTTCACCGGGGCGACGGTCATCTTCTGGGAGGGCAGCTGCGTTTTCTCGCCGGCGCCGGCGGCCTGCACCCCGACGGTGGTGTGCTGGGTGATCTTCGGCCGGCTGAAGGTAGTGCCGGGGATCCCCGCCATCGGCCTACCACCGCCGACGCTGCTGATGAAAGGGCGGTTGGGGTCGATCAGGTTGACGACCGTGCCGACGATCGGGGTGGGCAGGATGCCGGGCGTGTCGGTGGTCTTTTGGTCGGCGACGGCGCGGATCTGCTGGATGCGGGCCATGGCGTTCTCGTCGCGCATGCCCCGCTCGGCTATGCCCATAGCCCGCAGGTAGTCCACGACGAAAGCGCCGGCGCTGCGGTAGACAGGGACCCGCTCGGCGCCGTCGAGGCGGCGCGGCTCGGCCGGGACCCGCTCGGGCCCGCCCGGCCAGCCCGGCGGCGGGGCCCCCGGTAGCAGGTCAGCTCGGGCGTCGCGGTGGGCGTCGCGTACTTTCTCGTAATCCTCGAGGGGCTTGATCTGCGCGTCGAGCTCGGTGATGCGCTGCTTGGTCCGCTCAAGCACGGCCTGCTCGGCGTCGGTTAGGTCCCGACCTTCGACTTGAGCCAGGACGTTCTCTATGGTCTCCACCAGCTGGTCCCGCTCGTCGAGCAGCCGCTGTAGGACGATGCTTCGGGGCATGACGTTGTCTCCTTGACTAGAAAGCGATTGCCGGCAGGGCCAGCTAGCCCTCCGTGCGCTTTAGAGCGCTGCGGGTGCTGGCGTCGACGGTGCCTCTAGCCGGTGACAGTCGGGTGGCCCCGAGGGCCGGGCCGCTGCCGTGCGGCGGGTCGTGCGTGACCGCGTTCCGTGCGTTATCCGAAGCGGACTATAGCGTCGAGGCGTAACGGCGCCACTCATCCACTCGGGGCGTGGGCGGACCGAGATGGGCGCGCAGCTGCCGGTAGTCCTCGACGGTCATGCCATCGACCATCAGGCCATCGGGGCTCTGGCGGATGGCGGTGATCTGGGCGCCGGCGAACGCCGGGGTGGGCGTGACCGACACCTCGATCAGCCGCGACTCCAGGCGGGTGACCCGATCCATGTTGTCCTCACCGGCGTCGGGGTCCCACTCGTCGACGAATTCCCAGCGCGACCGGATCGGCATAAACCCGATCGACATCCCCTGGAGGTCGCCGCCATCGGCCATCGTGGCGGCCTCCTGGGCGGCGCTGGTCGAGTTGAGCCGCCACAGGCCGTCGAGCCCGTGGGCGCTGTTGGTCCACTTCTCGGCGTGGCCGATGGGCATGGCCGTGTTGTTGTGGAACAGCAGCAGCGGCGCCTGCTTGGCCGCGCCGGCGGTCGTCTTTTTCATGCTGGCCGGGTCGTGGCTCTCCAAGAACCAGCGCAGGTTGGCCTCCTCGCCGAACGGGACGGCTCGCCCTTCGAGGGTGCTGTACGGGCCGTGGGAGGTGGCTCGCCCGGGGGTGACCTCGCGCAGTTCGAGCGTGGTGGCCATCGCCCGCTGGCGGGTTCCGCTACCACCAGGGCCGGGGTGCTCGCGATCCTCGATGTAAACGAACCTGCTCATTCAGAATCACTTCCTTGGGTCTCGGCCGGTAACGGCTCGGGCGTCGTCGACTGCGGCGCGAAGCCGGGGAACGGCGCGCCCTTGGTCGACAGGGTGGCGGGCAGGCCCATGAGAGCGAAGCCCTGTTCGGGGGTTATGACCTTGGCGGAGATCAGCTGGCTGACGGCCAGGGCCATGGTCGGGAAGTCGTCGGCGAGGAGCTTGTTGCGGTCGAACGCGACGTTTTGGCCTCGGGGCAGCCAGGTGAACGACCATTCGTCCTCGAAGTCGGCGAGGACCGGCTCCAGGCTGGTGCGCAGGATCTGCTGGTACTGCGGCGCCGCGGTGCGGTAGGTCATGCCGGCGACGGGGGCGCCCAGCCAGTAGCCGTCGAGGTTGAACATGTTGGCGACATCGAGCAGGGTCAGCTTGCGGGCTTCGATCAGCTGGGCGTCGGTCGGCGACCAGGCCAGCGGGATGACCTGGGTGCCGTTGGGGAGGATGGCCGGCTCGCGGACCGCGCCGCCGAACTTCGACAGCCAGTTGGCCTTGGCCTCGTCGGCGACGTTCTGGTCGATGTTGGCCTGGGGGGTGATGATCGCCACCGAAGGCACCGCCGCTCCCGACAGGGTGGACCGCTCGTACTCCTCCTCCGCCGCCGCCCGGTCCAGGGTCGACAGATGCTCCTCGACCACGCCGACACCGCGCACCGGGTACATGCGGTCGGCGCCGCGGCGCACGTGGATGACGTCGTCGTTGTTGAGCGGCACGGCCGACCAGGCGTAGTAGTAGGCGACGTCGGGGATGGCGCCGGGGTTCCAGACGATGTAGACCCACGCCGCCGGCAACCACTGAACCGAGGTCGGCCAGCCGTCAGCGCCGCGGGTGAGGATGACGGAGACGGCGTTCCCGTTGAGCAGGTAGTCCTCGACGGAATTTTGTACGAACCACGGCCGGCCCCGGTCGGGGTCGGGGCGGGCCAGCAGCTGGGGTCGGGGTAGCAGCGCCCCGGCGCGGTAGGCGTCGAGCGGCATCTGCTTGCACATTCCGCCGTACAGCTGGATGGACCGGGCGACCGCCGGGACCTTGCGGGCCGTGGTGGCGTCCCACACGTACGGGCCGGGCAGCCCGTAGCTGGTCGGCGGGGCGGCGCCGGGCGGGGGTAGCAGGGTGCCGTCGCGCGGCCGCACCGAGACCCGTCCGACCGGGATCGGCGCCATCACGCTCACGCCGGAAGCGT